CGGCTGTATCCCCCACATCGACGGATTGGACACCGGCATCAGCTTCAAGCGAAACTTGGGCCGATGCGGCATAGGAGATAGAACATGGCAGATACGACAACAACGGCATATGGCTTAACGAAGCCAGAGGTAGGCGCGTCAGAGGATACGTGGGGAACGAAGCTAAACACAGATCTGGATAGCCTCGACACGATCATCAACGCGATCGGCGGTAAAACCGCTGCCGGAACACTGTCGTATGCAGATAGCGCGAAGCTGGTGACGAGCGCCACAGGCATTGACGTAACTGGCACAGCCGTAACGGACGGTGTTACAGTCGCTGGCAACCTGTCAGTCGATGGCGGCACGATCAAGCTGGACGGGAATTATCCTACTGGTACAGGCAACGTGGCGTTGGGTAATGCTGCATTAGATGATGGGTCGTTAAGTGGTAATCAAAACGTTGCCATAGGGTCTTCTGCTCTTACTGCAAATACCTCTGGTACTGGCAATATTGGAATTGGTGATAGTGCAGCGGGGTCAAACACAACAGGGGCTTCTAACACAGTTGTTGGTAATGCTTCATTTCTACTCAACACATCGGGAAGTTATAACGTAGCTGTCGGTCAGCAATCGTTATTCTCCAACACCACCGCCAGCAACAACACTGCTGTTGGGTATCAATCTTTGCTTTCCAACACGACAGGTACTGACAACACAGCGGTTGGGTTCGGCACTCTTGATGCTAACACAACAGGCTATAGCAACGTGGCTGTCGGCGGGGCTGCTACTTTCCAAGCTGCGGCTCTTAGCGCAATTACGACAGGCTATAATAACGTAGGAATTGGAGCGGGAGCAGGGTCTGTTCTTACTACAGCCGCAAACTCTACAATGATAGGTAGATTGTCTGGCTATAGTACGACAGGTGGCAATAACACATTTATTGGCGAATCGGCTGGCTATTTGGTAACTTCAGGTGCATCAAACACCATCATTGGACGCTACAACGGTAACCAAGGCGGCTTGGACATCCGCACATCCAGCAACTACATCGTGCTGTCTGATGGGGCTGGTAATCCTCGTGGTATCTTTGATAATAGCGGCGTTCTGTTGGTTGGTAAAACATCTGCCACTATAACAACTGCTGGTCAGACAGTGTATTTCGGACAAATAAACGGCACTAGAGTTAGCTCACACGTTGCACTTTTTAATCGTCTGACAGACGATGGAACTTTAGTTGATTTTCGTCAGGACAGCGTTCAAGAAGGCACTATCTCAGTCTCAGGAACAACTGTATCATATAACGGTGGACACTTATCTCGCTGGTCACAGCTTGTTAATAACGCTAGAGATACTAGCATTGTTAAAGGCACGGTAATGACCAACCTTGACCAAATGGCTGAATGGACAAGCGATGGTGTAACAGAAGATAACGAACAGCTTAACTGTATGGCTGTTTCCAACGTTGAAGGCGATTCAAATGTTGCTGGCGTCTTTGTTAATTGGGATGACGATGACGACATTTATCACAACGATATGAATGTCGCAATGACTGGCGATATGGTCATCCGCATTGCTAGCGGCACAACCGTTGCCAGAGGTGACTTGCTAATGAGTGCTGGCGATGGCACTGCTAAACCACAAGGTGACGACATTGTTCGCAGCAAAACAATCGCAAAAGTAACATCAACAAATGTATCGCACACTTATGACGATGGGTCATATCTTGTGCCTTGTGTCCTAATGGCTTGTTAAAGGAGATTACAATGGACGAACTAACAGCAGAACAAATCGCACAGCACTACACAGCAATGGGCCACTCTGTTGATCTATTGAACGCTGGGCAACCAGAAGACATGGACGATGCTGATTGGGCTGACACAGTATCCCGCAACGTAGAGCATCTAAAGCTAATGGTTGCGAAAGACTTCTGGACTACAGAAGATATGACTGCCGTAAATGCAGCTATTGCAGCTAACACTTAAACCATAGGAGGCTAGCATGGGTAAAAATGAAAAGACCCCCATCACAGTCAATGACGTTGAATATAACGTCGAGGACATGACCGATCAGCAACGCGTTTTCCTGAACCACATTCAGGATCTTGAGCGCAAGCTTGCGAATGCGCAGTTTAACATCGACCAACTCAGCGTTGGCCGTGGGGCGTTCATCGAGGCGCTTGCAAATTCGCTTGAGGCTGAGCCGGAAGAAGCTGAAACGGTCAACTGACCGACGCCGCATAACACCGCTAGGGGCAGCAAAACGCTGCCCTTTTGCGCATCAAATGGTCATGTGTTACACTGCGGCAAGCGCGCAACACCAACGAGGCAACGATGGCTCTGATTAGATTAGACGTACCCGCTGGGGTTTACCGCAACGGCACCGACTTGCAGAGCATGGGGCGTTGGCGAGATGCCAGCCTGATACGTTGGATCGACGGCACGATGCAGCCGGTCAAGGGTTGGCGCACAAGATCCGACACTGCCACAAATGCCACGCCGCGCGGAATGATAACTTGGTCAGATAACACAAATGATCGATGGATTGCCACCGGCACATATAATAAGCTCTACGCCTACAATAGCGCTGGCACGCAATACGACATCACGCCGGTCGGCCTGACTGCTGGCCGAGAGGACGCTGCGGCGTTTACCGGCTTCGGCGGCGGTTTGTTCGGCAGCTACGCATACGGCGTTGCGCGGCCAGACACTGTACGCATTCAGCCAGCGACCGCGTGGAACTTGCAGGCGTGGGGGCAATATCTGCTGGCCAACAACGAAGACGACGGCAAGGTTTACGAGTGGCAGCTAAACACCGGCGCTGTAGCCGCGCAAGTCGCCAACGCGCCTGTCGATAACAAGAGCATCGTCGTGTCAGCTGAGCGCTTCCTATTCTGCCTTGGCGCTGGCGGCAATCCGCGCCTTGTTCAGTGGTCTGACCGAGAAGACAATACGACGTGGACGCCTGCCGCGACAAACGAGGCTGGCGACCTTGAGTTGCAAACCGAAGGCGAGATCATGGCGGGCGTTTCTGTGCGCGGCCAGACGCTTATTCTGACGACGCGTGACGCGCATGTCGCCAACTATATTGGCCCGCCATACGTCTACGGCATTGAGCGCGTCGGGTCTTCCTGCGGATTGACTGCAAAGCTTGCATACGCCAACGTGGACGTCGGCTGCTTCTGGATGGGCGTGCATGCGTTCTACGCCTACACAGGCGGCGGCGTGCAGGAGATCCAGAGCGACGTGTCTGACTACGTGTTTAACGACATCAACCGCGCGCAGATCAGCAAAGCGTTTGCCATGTCAAACGGCCAATACGGGGAGGTGTGGTGGTTCTACCCGTCGAGCGATTCCACGGAAAACGACCGCTATGTGGCATATAATTACGTTGAAAATACGTGGTCAATCGGTACGCTATCCCGTACGGCGGGAACAGACGCAGGCACATTCCGTCAGCCGATGATGGCCGACCCGTCTGACAATAAGATATACGAGCATGAGATCGGGTTTGAGTATGGCGGCCTGACGCCGTTTGCGGAAACTGGCCCCATCATGCTTGGCTCCGGCGATAACGTTGTCAGCGTGACGGAGATGATCCCCGACGAGAAGACGCAGGGCGATGTCAGCGCCACGTTTAAGACGCGTTTCTATCCCAACGGCACCGAGCGATCATACGGGCCGTTTAGCATGTCAAACCCCACCAGCATGCGCTTCACTGGCCGTCAGGTGCGTATGCGCGTTGACGGCGCACGGCTTGCCGACTGGCGCGTTGGTATAAACCGGCTTGACGCTATTGCGGGTGGACGTAGATGACGCAGCAGTACCGCGCACCAGAGCCGCAGGGCGATGACTGGAAGTCATGGGCGCGGCGCATGATGCTGTATCTCGGACAGACAAGATCGCCTCTGGTGCAGCAGACGGGAGACGAGAGCGCGGCAGAAGACGGCGTGCTGATGTGGGATCGCATAAACGAATACCCCGTTGTCAGTAAAAACGGCGAGTGGCGGCAGATCGTGCTGGAAGATGGACACGCTGACTTTATCTTGACGTCAGACGTCACGCCTGTTGCCGCCAACACGGCTTACAAGCTTACATATGACGCGCCCACAGGCAACGAAGGCATCACGCAAGGCACGCCAGCGTCGCGCATCGTATTTGAGGAGGCAGGCGAATACGTCGTGTCGTTTTCCGCGCAAATATCATCAACGTCAGCCAGTACGGTTCACTTCTACTTCTGGCCCAGCGTTAACGGCGTAAACGTGGCAGACAGCGCAATGACCACTGCGCTTCACCAGAACAACGCCACGCTGGTCACGTCGCGCACACAAATATTTACCGTTGCGGCGAATGACTACTTTGAAGTGAATTACATGATCGACAGCACGCAAGGCTTTCTGAATTACACCGCAGCGTCTTCGCCGGTGCCAGCGATCCCCGCGTCAACTTTAGCAATTACGAGGCTTCATGGATAAAGAGCTGGAGAGATGCCGCGACTGGATTGAGTCTGCCTTGGAGTATTCCGGCGGCACGCATGACTTCATCGACGTGGCCGAAGGTATATACAAGGGAACGATGCAGCTTTGGCCCACGCCGAGGGGGTGCATAGTGACCGAAATAGTGGTATATCCGAAGAAGAAAGTTTTAAACGTGTTTCTTGGCGGCGGCGAGTTGGATCAGATTTTAGAAATGCATGAAGATGTGATAGCATGGGCAA